GTACTAGAGGCCCTTCGTATACGCCCATTACGTTGTAGCGCCAGACCTGCGTTCCACGGAAGATCGTAATTGATAAGTAAGTTAGCCTGAGGGAGATCCACGCCATAGCCACCGGCGTCAGAACTGATAAGTATACGACAACCTGGCTCAGTTTGGAAAGTAAGTTTAGCAGCCTCTTTAGCTTTAGCATCTAGTTCTCCTGTATAAATTTGTGGTGAGTATTGCTCTAAACTTTTTTCAAGCAACTTAACCATGTGCACATAACTAGTAAAGATAACTACCTTATTCTTATCATAGCTGTCTAAAAAGTCAGACACGTACCGCTCAAGTGCTGCAGCTTTAGGGTGTGCTTTAAGGGTTGCTAGCCTACCACTTTCATCTAAATCATTTATATACTTAGATCCGGCGTCATTGTCTTTACGGTATCTACCAGCAGAGTGTGATAGCAAGGCAGGCGCATCACACAGCATGCGTAGGGCGGTAAGTTTAGACATAATCTTACCCTTCATAGCATTTGCTGCATCATTCTGGTTTTCTCCAGAGTAGTGAGAAAACAAGTCAAATGAGCTACCAAAGTCGTCCATAGCATTGTCTAGGTCATCTAAGATTTCTCTAGCTATCTGGCGGTACAGTATTGCGCCTGCACGGTCAAACTCTACCAGGATAGGTTCTGCAAAGATAGTGTCAGGAAGATATGGGGCAACGTCAGGGTCTTGTTGTCGTTTACGTACAGACGCGGTAGCCAGAGTCTTGCTTAATGTAGTGAGGTTTCTATACTTCTCTACGCCACCAAAATGATTACGCACGATAAAAGTCTTATCAAATAAATCAAATCTTCCTAAGACTTTAGGGTCTATAAACTGCATGATGCTATACAGCTCTTCAGGCTTACCATTCTCAATAGGGGTACCGGTAAGTGCAAACTTAACTTTGCTATCTAACTTCTTTACTTGCTTTGATCTTTTTGATCTGAAAGACTTGATAGCTGTTGCTTCGTCGCATACGACAAATCCTCTTGCAAGCTTTTCGACGAAAGCCCAGTCGTTAACAACTTGCTCATAGTTAAGGATAACGTAATCAGTGAGCGAATGCCCCCAGTCGATTGCTTCCGCGTATTGTTCTGAGCGTTGTTTTGGCGTTCCATCAATGACCACAACGTTTGCAGCACCATCTGTAAATTTCCTAATCTGTTCCGCCCACTGGTATTTCAATGAGGATAAGCAGATAATAATACCAGGCTCTGTAATCTTTTCTAGGTCTTTTAACTCTTCTAAGGCAGCAATAGTCAGGACAGTTTTACCCAGGCCAAGGTCGTAGGCCACAAGCATCTTCTTGCGCTCTACCATGGCCTCTACGGCCTCAACCTGATACGGTAAAAGTGTTCCTGTAAAACTCATACTAGTGACATCATCCTTGTCTTAATCAAAGCCTCTAAGTCCTCTAGAGTACCATTGTTGGCGAAGATCTGGTCTACGTTATATCCATCCATATCACGTTCTGATACATGGCCGTTTACTGCACCAACCCCAATACGCTTTATGCGCCACAGCTGTGCTTCTGGAAACCCTTTTATATAGTCAGCTTCGTTTGTAAAACGAACATCTGTCACAACTATGTTGTCCCATGGTTTGTAGGAACCTAGCGCTTGCTTAACCCAAAAGTCTTCCCCAAATACTTTGCGGGCACCTACACCAAGATCCTGCAACAAACGTCGTACCTCTGGAAACGCAGTCTTTGCAACATCCCAACCATAGCCGTCAATAACTCCTTGAAGCCTATAATCACCATCTTTAACTGCAGGATTCATTTCGTAAAGAAGGTTGCGAATAGGGTCTGCAAAAGCTACTCGTTCAAACCCAAAGTTTTCTATAAGAACCTTAGCTACGGTGTCTTTGCCTGACTGTGCGTAACCTGTTAGTCCTATAATCATCTTAACTCCTTCTCAATAGCCTGAATAGTTGGGCAGGGATATTTTGCGTACCCTCTTTGGTCGGCGCACTGATAACACCATTCAAGTCCTTTAACACCATCTACAACAGCAAATGATGGCTTATGTAACTCCACTACTGCACGAAGGGCTTTAAATTCAAAAGGTGTTTCATCAGGAAGTAACATATAGGTACGACCATCTATTTCTGCCAACAGCTCATCGTGTGTCATAAGAATGCCGCCTCTCCAAATACAGAATGTTTTGCTTTCTCTATACCTATTATAACCTGTTCTTCGGTCATATCGCCAATGTCTTTTACATCCCCATCGTACTTAAAGAAAAAGCACTCCAGCCCCTCTTTCTTAGTACGCTCAAGCATGTCCTTAGATGCCTTCTTACCGGCCGGGTCAATCTTTGGATTATCAAAGGCAATGATTAACTTATCTGCACGTCGCATAAGATCAACTTGATCTTGGCTAATCGCTGCGCCGAAAGTTGAGACACCACCTTCTACTCCCAAAGATGAGAGTCTTACAACGTCTAAAGGAGACTCCACTATGATCATAGTTCCACCCGACCAGGCATCTAAACCAAACAAAGTTTTAGACTTCTGCACTCCAGTAGGCCTATTACGAAAGTAGCGGTTGACTTGTCCCTTTTCCTGCCACCCCATAAGCTTGTTAGTATCAGGTTGACGAATAGGTGTGATCCAGCCCTGCTGCTTTGCATCCCACTTAACAGAGTGCTTGATGCAAGCCTCTGCCGTTAGGTCTCTAGCAGATAACGCCCAATCTGGGGGTAGGCTGTCGAAAATTGACAGACGTGCCTCACTCATCTCTACTGGTCTTTCAATGGGGACATAAGAGTTCTTGGCTTCTTCTAGTTGCTTTGCCAGTAACTCAAAGTTGACCTCAATGTTTTGACGCAACCATGCTTTAGCTGCATCAAAGTCAAGGCGTCCCCATTCGGTAAGAAACTCATTAATCTCTGCAACAAGAGTAATAAGAGTTCCACGGTACCCACAAGAGAAGCAGTGGTGCACACCGGTTTCGCAGTTCATTGACCATGAGGGATTAGAGTCTGGTCGCCCAGTTCTTTCTAAGTGCATAGGGCATAGACCAAGCAACTCACTGTTGCGTTGGTTGACCTCTATACCTAATCTTAGTAAAGCAGTTTCTACATCGCCCTCGCGGTACATTTATGCCTCTTCCCACTTTTTCTGTAAATGTTCAATACGAGCTTTAGCTCTTTCTGCTTTAGTAGTAGTTATAACTGGAAAGTTGTATTGCCTATTAATAGCAAAAGTGTCCCCACCGCAGCAATACCCCACACCAGATTTGTCAACGTCCCTTGACCAGTTCATGCAGGTGCTGCAGTACCCTTTACGTTTTCTACTCATACTCTTCAGGATCTTCTTCTTTTGGGCGGTCTTCCATCTTTACATAGTCTTCTGGCATATCTACCAGAGTAGGTGCTGTAGCCATAGAGCCACAGTCGGCACATTCCATATCTAAGAAGTACATAGAGATCTCGTAATCTTGGAACATACACTTTACATTCCATACTTGTGATCCACAAGCACAGATGTGTGTAGGCTCACCACGAAGATCCATAGCATTTTTGTAATCTGGTTTTAATTCTGTGATGTCTTTAATTTTCTTAACCTCTTCCGATCATGTGGGGTTGTTCCCGCCCAAATCCCATCTAGGCTTGGGTACTGCATTGCGTACTTAAGGCAAGAGTCCTTCATCCAACAATCCCCGCATATTTTTCTAGCCTCATCAATGATGAGCGGATCTTTATAATCCTGTGGGAAGAATAAATCTGGGTCCACATCTAGGCAAAGCTGGGTTCCGTTAAAAGGATTGAATTGGCTGGCCAAAAGATCCATACTCTTCAAAACGTCCTCCTTCCCAATCCCAAAGCAAATCGCTTGTTGCTGGACCGCAGTTACGGCTAGCAACAATACGAAGTTCACGGGAAGAGTCGTCTTCTTCATCTTGTTTTTGCAATCCAAGAATCACATCTGAATCCTGGAAGAACGATGAGGAGTAACCAATAGAGTCAGCAGACACTTGGCGCTTCTTCATCTTCCACAACAGAACCTGGGTTGAGATTACAATTGGAATATTTTGTTTTTGCGCTAGGCGCTTTAGGTTACGAGTAATACTAGTCAGAGCCTGTGGGGTATTTGATTCCCCGCTTGCCTCATCAACCATAAGGTACACACCGTCTACAAAGACAATGTCTGGCTTGATCTTCTCAATCTTTGCAGCAAGACCCGTAACTGTCATAGCTGAACTTGAGTCCGTAAGATAGAACTTGTGCATCTCTTGCATACGCGCTAGTGTCTCTTTGTAACGGCGTTCCTCATCTGGGTTTAGCTTTCCACGAATAAGTCGTGAGTGAGCAATCTTAGAACGCATAGCATCGTGACGATGTTGCTGCTCAATGTTGCTCATCTCAAATGACTGAAACATAGGAACATAACCGTCTTCATGCACGTTTACTGCAACCTGCATAGCAAGTACTGACTTACCTGTCTTAGGTGGCGCAATGATAGTAATCAACTGACCTGGTTGTAGTCCGGCCGTTGCCTCATCAATAGTGCGGAAACCAGTGCGGTAACCAAGAAGGCCACCGTCTCTGGTCTTTATGGACATGTACTCTTCAAAACGATTGTTGGTATCTTTTGTAAGATCAACATCGCTGGTTTGTCCAGCACCTTCGTCGTAGATAGTTGCTACGCCATGACTCATCTCAGCAATAGCAGCATCGTGATTTCCGGAAGCGATAAACTCTGCAGCGCTTTGTACAACCTCAATTGCTTTTTGACGTTTGCGGTATTCAACTAGCTGATCAACTAAATAATCTAACGAGTCGTCTACAGCTAACAACCTGTATGTAGGGAAGTTATCCTTGACTGTAACTGCGCTTGGAACTTCTTGGTACTTAGACCAATGTGTACGAATAAACTTCCATAGCGTACGGTTCTCCTCGACAAAGAACCAGTTATCTTCTACGCCGGCTTCTAGGGCAGGAACAAGCTCCCGAGTACGAACTACCCGGGATATGAGACGCTCTTCGTTATCTGCTGCCATTTATTAATGCCCCCAAATCTAAATACCAATGTCCATAACGCAAACCACGCTCTGGTATATCAATAACGTTCTTTACCTCTGGACGATACGGTAACTCTGCAACAAGGTCTGCAACTACGTTGTACGCCTTTGAATAATTAAATGGGTTTGTACCTAGATTATCTAGATCCTGTAACACGCCATCCATCTCTTCTTGAGAATACTCGAACCCTACTAATTCTAACGTGAAGTTGTACTTTTCAGCAAATCGCCAAAATTGGGATAGAGCTTGCCGATTGTACGTAACCTCTTCCGAAGCGACCGGTATACCAAGTATTCTAGTAATCTTGGGCCTGCGATCCAAAACGCAGTCAAGAGTAACCAACACACGAAAAGGAATTTCATTAGATATATCGCCCCCACGCATCTTTAAACGATCTCTATTTTTCCGTATTTAACTAGGAAGGGCCTAAATAACTTAGGATCTAAACTAGCTAAGCTAGCTTCATGTTCTGAAGCTTTTTTTGAAACTTCGACTGGATAGACACCGTTGTTTTCATTTCTACGAATAGTAACAAAACGAGTATGCTTACAGATGTTGCGCTCTCTAAACGCAGCACAGTCACAACGAAGTTTTGCGTTGTCTAAGTTTGTAGCAACTTCGTGCACGCCAGTTTCAGAAAGAAAAAGCTGCGTTGCTTGCCATTCGCTCATTGTGTCCTCTTTCATTTTCTTCGATCTCCCCTCAAAGCTTTTACCTTAACAGGGACAAATGCCTCAAGAGCAAAGCTTCCCATAGGTTCCCCATAAACTCCGCCCCAATTCTCTAACTCAACGTTTGTAGTTACGATAGTTGGTAGGCCTGCGTTAAATCTTGAACGAAGTAGGGCATCAAATGTATTCTCAGCCCAACCAGAATTTGTTCGGTACTCCTTGCCAAGGTCATCCAAAACAAATACTCTTACATTATTCATTCTATCCGAGTCACCGTATATGCTGTCAAGTAGAAGTTGATCAGATTCGTTTTCCTCGGACCATAGCGACTTCTGCAGGCGCAAAAGCTTTGGATAGTCCATAAAAGCCCCAATTCGATTTGGAAGCGTTCCTGGAGTACCTAAGACTTCCCCTGGGATACCCCTAATAAGGCTCTGGAGGGCCGTAGAGGCCAGAGTAGTCTTTCCGTGACCTGGATTACCCACCAGCATGATTCCGAGTCCGCAAAACGGATCACCAGCCTTTTGGATGATCTCACCATTGACTACTCGCTCAACCCACTGACGAACTGTTTCAACTGCTGGACTCTGCTCAAGATCTGAGAACTCCCACCCAATGGTTTTCATTGGGAGACCAGCTTGTAGGATTTGTCTGCGCACACTTGGTGCAACTGCGGATAAATCGTACATTTATTCTCCTCCGAGTAGTCTCAACATCTTTTCTTCGTGTGCTGCGTAATCAACTGCTACTTCTTCTGACGCCGGCCGGGTTACAATTCCGTGAACTGTTGGGTAATAACCAAAGAACCGTTGCCATAGTGGCTTACCAATTCCTGCATCGTGTAGGGAGCGGGGATCAGCAAAAAACATTCGCATAGCCTTAAGAATTGCTACGCGCTCTGTTCCTTCGGAAACTTGCTTGTTAACCCAAGTCGCTACGTACTTGCCGTTAACCTGAGATGGTACTCCAGGAGCTGCTTTCTGAACTAGGTCGTAGAACTCTGCAACAAGATCATTGGTTGACCAAAGTTCTTCTGGCGTATTGATTCTATCTCGGCTATCATGCTGGGCTTTGACTGGCTTCTTGTACTTAGCGTTTAGTCTAGCCTGACGATCCTCAACCTTACCAACAGAGCCTACTGGTTCTTCTTCTGGGGCAAGTCCAAAACGCTTGCGCTTAGGTTTTTCTTCTCCATCAAGATTCCATGCCATCTTTTCCTCCTCAAGGGGCGCAGCCCCTATAGATAATAATCCGTTAGGATTATTATCTATATTAGTACTAGTGATATAACTACTAGCTGTATAGCTGTCTATGTATAGAACGCCTGATATTCCGTCGTCGGTAGAAAGCATCTTAATTGCCTCATCCGTGAATTTTAGATTAGTTCTCCACTGGCCGTTTACATTTACCCGGACAGATTTAATGTAGCGCAACTCCTTTAATTCGGACATTGCACTTCGAATAGCGTCCCGACCTTCAGGGACTTCTTTGTTTTCCCAGAGTTCATCCGCCGATATGACTCGGCCTTTTGTGACATAGTAATAAAACAGGGATCTAGCCCTGAGAGATAACTTTGGGTTTATAATAGGTTTTAGCATGTAACCCTCCTTATAAACTATTCTATAGCTTATCCACCTTGTTTGGCAAACCGCGACGTTCTCTAAGCGTAGGGCCACTAAAAATCTGCTCTACTAGAAGAGAAAGGGTTAACCCGATAAAAGCAGTTGCTAAAGAATAGACAGCAAGATACGATAACTTCGTATCAAGATTGTAACAGGCAAGGATTGAAATAGCAAATGCAGCTAACCCGCGCCATTTACCCAAAGGCTTTATAAGCCCTTCAACAGCAGTTAAAATACAAGCTGTCGCTAACCCTGAAATAATAACTATGCCCATAGATATCATTTTACTGTCTAAACACCACGTTGTCAACCTGGAACGTTTGTCCAAGAGAATATGTGCTAGGTTCAGCCTTTATTGTAATTCTTGCATAAGCTGCACCCGAAATATTAGCTACGGAATAGGTGTCTGCAATGTATGCCCACCTAGTTGTTAAAGTAATGTTTACAGTTTTAGTTTGTGTATACATAGCGGTACCAAAACCTGAACCAGTTGAGTAGTTGTTTGCATTATAAAAGTCAACTATTAGTTTGTAATTTCCAGTAGAGGAAGATCCAGGAACAATAGCCACAGATGAATAGTATCCACCGTTAGAAACAATTGGTATTGCGCTAGAAACAATGCCATACGGAATGTTACCTGAAGAACCCGCAGTAGTTACTAGCGCATATGCCTGTCCTGAAATTGGGTTATTGCCGGCATACTGAGATCCTGATGAAATAGCACGAGATAGTGTACTATTAGTTGTTGTCCAATTACCCAAAGAAGTTTCAAAAGAGTTGTTTGAAACAACAGATTTTTCTATATCAGTGTATAGGTTTGTAGGTAGTCCAGTCTTGATAGCCCAAGAGGAACCATGCATTGCGTAGTCCCCCAAACTTGCACGAAGTCTAGAAATTTTAATATCATAGTTGTGGAAGTAGGTTGACTTACCTGCGTGTTGTGCTTCTGAGTGTGTAGCTAAAATATTTTTAGCAGAGTTTGTAGGATTAACTAGAGTTGTTGTGCCAGAGTCAATAGGGTCAATCCACTGAGATGGTACACGTCCGTACTCTACCTGCACTCCATCAATATGTATGTACGTAGCAGTAGTTGCAGTAGGAACAGATAGTGTAAAGGTACCTGTAGTTGCCCCAGCTGTTAATTTAAAAAGTCCAGAGATCCTGGTCCAACCACTTCCGCTTGCAGGTAGGCTGTATGTAGTTCCAGCAAAAAGATAAGAAATGGCGGTAGCAGAAGGGCGACGAACGTACATAGATACAACTATATCTTCTCCACCTTTAGCCGCTTCTTTAAGGTAATAGGTACCGGTTACACTAGTAGTGCTTGTAAACGCTACCTTTCCAAAATTTGATCCGTATAGTGGACCCAAACTGTTATCAGAAGATGTTCTTGTTAAGGTTCCGGTAGATGTCCAGTCAGTAGTGTTTGTTTCAAAACCCCAATTGTGCATGTAGTTAAATCTATTTTTAACTTCCCATTTACAATCATTTGAGTAATAAAACTGCTGTGTTACTGGATTCGTTGGAGTAACCCCGCCAAAGCCTCCAAAATAAGGTGATGCAGAAGATCCTTCTTCTAACATAACTCCGTCTATCCAGTATTCGTCATTAGTAACGTTATCACTAAAGTAAATAGAAACTTTAGCGCAAGGGGCAACTGAATCTTGTGAAACCGGCGGAGATAAGAAAGATACGCTTATCTGATTTTTTGTTGTAGTTGACAAAGTAATTTCATCAGAATCAGAGTAGTTTACTAATGGTGCATAGTATGACCCATTAGCATCAGTTAGTACCTGTGCCTGTTCTTCTAAAGTTGCTTTGTTTGAAAATTCAATTCTAATTCGGGCTTTTCTTCCGGCAGACCCCAATACGTAGGCGCTAGCTGTATATGAGGTACTAGGATCAACAGGTATCCAGTCTGATACGGCAAACGCTTTTCCATTAGCTGTTGACGTTAACTTAAGGCACTTTGTTCCATATACAATCGCGGCAGTTTTTGCGCTATCTTCACTAAGATTAGATGCATAAGCTGTCCAACCATGTATGCCGTTCTCAAAACTTCCGTTAGGCATAAAGTTTTGTTTTTCTCCGTGCACATGAACGTGTACTCTACGTGGATCTTGGTATTCAAAACTATTATCAGTTTCAGAGAATTGACACATGTCAATTGCATATCTGCTAGATGACGCAGAAGAAGGAGTAATAACAACTTTTACTTTGGCAAATCTTGCCTTAGGATGAGACAGTGTGCCACTTCGTTCGGTAGCAGCAAATTCTTTCCAAGACGTAGTGGTAGTCAGGGAAGGGCCACCCGAAGTGGTAGTTAGTAGAGTTCCATACATATCATAAAACTCAATTGTTGAGGTTACAGTAGCAGCGTTATCTCTATGAAGTACGTTTCCTCTAAAGAAATATCTAGTATTTGGTTTTACGGGAACTCCGTATAAAGTTACATTGTATCCGTTTCCAGGCAAGCTAAGTGTAACTGCTGAGGTTGATGCTGTAGTTAGTTGTCCAAAACCTAGCATTTTTGGCAGAGTTGTGGTGTCCCAAAGAGTTTGGGACAGGCTTGGAGATCCAAGGCTTTCTGCAGTAAATGTCTTTTGTGCTAACGTACCTGATGATGCTGCCCATCGACCAACTGATTCTTCAAAAGAAGCATCATTATAGTCTAGTAGTAAGTTATGGCCAACCCTAACATCATTTCCCCAGTGGGTTAGTGCGGTAGTAAATGTAGAGTAGGCTACTTGTGTGCCCTTGTTTGCGTGAACAATGTTTCCTACACTGGATAGAGTTCTATGGTAAGTATCTCCCAAAGCAGGCTCAAAAGGAAAATCAAAGTCTAAGATTTTATACTTAAGAATAGAGTTAGGGGTGTAAATTCTATTATTGACACTACCTAAAAGAGAGGCTTCTAATCTAAGCTTGTCGTATACAAAAGTAAATACCTCTAACGTCTTGTAAAACGTATTGTTTTCATTCTCTCCTACTGCTTCTCCAGTAGTGTAGTCCGTAACGTTTAACCATGCTTTAGGTAACCAGCTTGAAACTCTAGCCAAACTATTGTCTTCAGAAATGTTTAGGGCATACGCAGCGCCGCAAGATACCCACTTAGTTCCAGTAAAAACCCAAATAGAGTAGCAAAACTCACCATTAAACGGGTCAACAATTATGTCTGTGTATCCACTAGAAATTGCTGAGTACAAGCCACCAGCTAAATATACGCCATTATTTGGGTCATCAAGATTTCCAACTGCACTTCTAACTAGTTTCCAATGCGTTGGTGTTCCATCATTTGGATCCGGAATAATAACTCCCCAAGAAACGGCAACCTCGTTATAGTCATACGCCCAAGCAGTAATGCCAGAGTTGTAGTAAACACCTACGGCAGAAGTTTCACCGTACTTAAAACCAGATCCGTACCTACCTGTACCGTATTTAGCCATTTAGTTTTCCTACTCAATTCCTCCGTTAATAACCGCTGTCAAGTTTGACGCAGTTAAAAACGGAATTTGAGAGTCAGATAAAACAATAGTTCCCGCGCTACTTCCATCATCTGTATTAAGCTTGTTAATGACTACTGATAAAATTCCAGGGATATTTTGAATCTCTGCTGATACAACAGATAGAGGAATACTATCGCCAAAAGTATTGTTGTTGTACTGAAACATTCCGTTTAAACCAAGCATTGCCTGATAAACCGCAAGCTTAATATCTGCCTGCTTATACGCAGCGTCAATAGTCGCGGTATACTTTAGATAAACTGGGACGTATGAAGGTGGAAGCAAGTTTAAAGATATTCCAGCTGGAGTTTTATCTGCAAAATAAGCTCTTACGTCGTCTGCAATACTATTCCAAGTAGTGGTAACGGCAGAACCTGAAGCAGTTGCTGTCTTAATTACCAATCCTGTGCGGCCGGAAGCATCTACAGAGTTCCAGGTACCGGTTGCCGCATTAGTTACAGTAAAGGTTTCAGAAGTAGGTACAGACGCAACAGTTACGTTAGAAAGGTTATACGCTGGTAAGTACATGCCCGAAATTGTTATTACGTCTCCAACAGAAAGTCCGTGTGGATTAAGAACCTTACAGGTGTATGTTACTGTGGTTCCGTTACCTGAGGCAGACTCAATATTTTTAGCTTGCGGGTAACCTGGCGCAGGAGTTAGGTCGTCTGGTCCTTGAATATATAGGTTTACTAAAGAGTAAATACTAGATGCGGCTTTTGCCTTACCTACTTGAGGAACCATAAGCGCAAGATCAGAATAGTCCTTTAAGGTGACCGCACGCTTTCGTGTACCAATTGCTGCCTTTACTTTCTTACGCAATTGTTCAAAAGTGTCGGAATCCGCACCTCCAGAAGAAGGCAAAGAATTAATTACTGTTATGTATGTAGGCACCTGGATATCTAAGTTTCCAGGAATGAAGGTAACTTCACTAATAAGAAGTGACTTAATATTTCCTGCCACACCTACGCTTGATTTGTACACAGCACTAATG